TTAGTGTTGTCCACGACATCGACACTAGATCAGACGGGGACTCAATCCCAGTCGTAGCCCGGTCAGGGCCTGTTCCTAAAGAACTTTATGACCTATATCCGGGATCACCTCAAAAAGTTGTAATTAGAGACGCTTACTCTAATCGTCTAGTCCTCTCGCACGCTTACGCGCCCGAGAAGAATAAAGAAGTGAATAGAGCCGAGTTGATTGGATCAAAAGGAAAGAAGCTTAGTTTAGATGAAAGTCCGTTAGTTAATAGAATTAGCTTAGAGAACGAGTATAGAGACGGGTTTTATCTTACGTCAGACATCTCACCGATTTCCCCAGACATGGGAGAAAGGCATATGATCCTCAGAACTGTGGGGATGATGCAGCATCTGAGTGAATTAGGAATAGAAATGATAGTAACTGAAGGCACTGAATTAACTATTTCTAATGAATCAACTGGTATAAATTCTGGTGGTGCCGCTGCCTTTGGTAATGTTAATCTAAGATCAAAGTTTAAAGATATTAACATAACTTCTGATGGAGAGACTGGTAATATCTTAATTAGATCGTTAGGTTCTGATGGCGTAATTCAACTTAATTCTAATGGCGATATAATTATAAAAACACCTTCAGATAAAAATGTATACATTGAGAGTGGTAATATTAACATAAAAGCCGAAGAAACTCTTAATCTTGAAGCACAGAACGTATATATTAAAGGTAATAATGCTACGACAATTTCAGGTGGCGGATCTTCGGTTTTAGATTTAACACCTTCGGACGCGAGTCTAGGAGGAACCTTAGTTAATCTAGCACCGCCTACTCCCCTACAGGCACCAAACGGAGCCGAAACTCGAACAGCAATTCAGAATGATTACGGAGAATAATGGCAAACTTTGATATAAACTTATTTGCAAGTGTAGTAGGAAGAGACGGTAATCTTCTAGACTCAATACAAACAAGTTTTGGCTTCCCTTCATGCTTGAAGCAGCTAACTGCTGAAGCAGTCGCGTTGATACCAAGATCTGTTCTAAATCAAGTTTTAGGGTCGGGAGAGTCAGCCGAGGCTAAGGCTGACTCTGCGCTAGCATCAATCTATAACACTTTTTCTTTCCGTAGTGGCGTAGTTAGTTATGTAACTAAAGACGGTCGAATACAGTTCGAATCTAATAGTTCTGATTTGCTTGCAAATACGGATGCTAAGGAAGAAGTAAGAGAAACTAACGCATTCCTAGATTTATTAAGTGACTTTGATGCAGCAGCGCAAGTTGGAGGCAATCTCTACAGAAACATTGAATCCCAATATCAGAGACTTCAATCTATTAAGCAATGTCTAGAAAAGTTTAAAAATATTCAACGCTTCAAAAATGGATTGGGCGCAGATGAGGCTGCGGCTAACCTTACGAATGAACAATACGACTCTCAAGTTGCAGCGGCTTACAGTAGATACTCTGCTCAAGTAAGTGCTATTGTCGCTGAAGCGGCAGCAATAAGTAATGTTGTATCGGTTATACGAACTGAGCTAGCCAGAAGAGAGCTAGACCCAAACGCAGAACCAGAAATAGATGCAAGATTTGCTAACTTAGTCTCAGGAACAAGTTTCAGAGTGGAATCAACTGACGAGGATGATACAGGAGAGGAAATCATCAGGCTAGTTTATGGGCCACCAGAGACAACTAATGGTAGATATATCTTAACTACAGACGGACTCTATTATAATTCACAAACGGACAATGAGCTAGAGCCAGTCTTACTATTTATATCAGATACTAGTGCATCAATAGGGGAAGCAGAAAAGTGGAAGTTTAACTTCCCTCCAAATGTTGGAGGGAAAGGTGACCAAATAAACTCAAAAACTTTTAATAAGTGGATAAATACTGTCTTTGATGAAAATATAATTGATGATTCTGAGGATCTACAAGAGCACTACAACAGAGATCATTTTTTACAAGTTTTAGACGGACAAAAAGAAAAAAGAATATTAGACATAAATAAACAAATTGATAATCTGATAGAATCAGAAGCATCTCTTTCAATAATAGAAAATTTTAAACAAAGTTTATTAAGTGAAGTTGCTTATCACAATAGTAAAATAAACAGAAGGAAAAAGCAAATAGAAATTGCTTTCAGAGCTCCTACAATTTTTGGAAGAGGCACAAGCCCCGCGCCTGGGAAAGTTCCAATTAATGATTTCTCTTATCTACAAGATTGTAATATTTCTCTGTCTTTGAATACACAAAAAAACTTAATCTTGAATCAAGAGGATGTTTCCGGTGTAGTCTTACCATTGAAGCCAACATTTGTAGTTAGCAAGTCCCCAGACGCCACCGAGACCATCGAACACCTGATAGTTCCTGAAGTGGGCATTGGTGGAATAATCATTGATGATACAGATCCCAATGACTCTAGTAGCTTGGAACTTGCCATAAGTGATGTAGTGACTACTGATAACTTAATATCAGTTTACAACTTTTTAAATAGTAAAACAACAATACCTAGCTCTCTTGATTTTAATGTTTTAAACTGTAAGACCACAGATGATTACAATAATGCTCAACTAGTAGCACCTAATGCTGAATTTGTTTTCGGTAAATCTGATCAAGCCTCTTTTGGCTTTGGGTATGGACTAGGGGCGGCATATTTAGAAGGTATAACTAGAAACTATGGAATCTACCCTTCAGCTCTAGGTAGCTATGTAAAATTACCAGACACTGAAGAATACCAGGACTGGCTATACTCTAAATCAGGGGCAACCTTTGATACTTGGGTTTACGCTCCGTATTTAACCTTTGATGATTCCTGGGACGATGGTTTAGATACTTCAAGTCTTTACAGACTAATCCTTGCTTGCGAAAATACTGGATCACTTTCTTCAGTAACCAGATCTCCCTCGGAAGATATACTCAATGTTGGTTACACCGATGGATCTGATTTTACTAAAGGTCTAATCATGGGCTTCACCCGAGACATTAGATGGAGAGGTCAGTCTGGGCCTACTAACGATGGCAGCCTACAGAAAGGCGAGGATGGAGGCTTTATATTAGCACCTACAATCGGATACGACTCTTCTTCAGTCGCTTTCATAGCAAAAGCAAAAGCCCAAAATACCTGTTTGAACACTTCAGGTTGGTTAGGCATGTATGTTCCTTTAACTACACAGACAGATTCAGGTAAAACTTTAGAAGATTGCTCAAAGGGTTTCTGCCAGCTATCTCTTACCTTCAATTATAAGACTGATACCGTCAGTCTATTTTTAGATTCTGAGCTTTTATCTACGTCTTCTATATCACAAGTTTTTGGATCTACTCCAACAAAATCAATTAATTTACCGACATTTAAAAAACAAAATAGCTTTGAATACTCCCAAGATAGTGTTGGATATTTAGCTCCTGCATCTCTAAAAACTGGCCCAAGGCTGAACAGCTACTTTACTCCATGGATTCTAGGCGGAGGTTACACAGACGGAATGTCTAAGACTGGTAACTTCATGGGCGGAGATTACGGAGGAGTTCGCAGTGGTTTACGAGGATTCTTAGGTAGCACAAAGTTTTATAGTAAACCGCTAACTCAAAAAGAATTAAGTTTTAATTATTCAGTTCAAAGTAAATTATACAAGAACCTAGATGGCGTAAATAACGAATATAACATCATTATCGCAATCGGCCAGAGCAACATTGACGGAGTGTCAGCAACTTACGAAGACCCAGGAGTTCCTGAAAGATTCAGAAGAGTCCAAGCAAGAACTAAGATCTGGATGCCTGAGAGCTTCTCAGCCAGCGCAGGAACTTGGGAATACTTAGACCCAGTGAATATCTCGAACCAAAGCTATGGTGGATATAACACAACTAGGTATGAGGTTCCTGGCATTGATCCTCAATTCCGATTTAACTTCTATTCCCATAGGTATTATGATCCCGTCATGCAATTTATGCAGAGAATGGCAGATGACCTTAATGACGATGTATATCTCATCAAGAATACTAAGGGAGGAACATCAATGCTTAGTGGACTACCTGCACCAGTTGACCTACTCTCTTGGACTAGTAATACCACAGCACCAGGACTCCAAGGTTATGATTTATACTCCACTCTGAAGTTCGATACTTCAGCAGCTATCTCTGCTTTGAGAGGGCCTTCCTATACTAAGGTTACAGTTAAGGCTATCTTGATGATGCAAGGTGAATTTGAATCAGGCAACTCAACGTTCCCGGGCACGCCTTACACCAATCCTGGAGACATGGCTCAGGAGTGGGATCAGTGCTTCACCGAACTCTTATACCCCAGACTCCAACAAGATATTAAGGAAAGCCTCGGAACACCAGACGCCCCGGACATCCCTGTAATCTTTACAAAAGTCCATAGTGAGCTAGAGTCTGCGTCATTCCCGTATGTTTCGGACGTTCAAACACAACAAGAGACAGCAGCAGCTAGAGCAGAACTTAATGCTTATTTAGTTGATGTTGATGGATTAAGCTTCACTGACGGAACTAGAGTCCACTTTAATGCTGAATCTCTGACGACTATTGGTAATAAACTTTACGACAAGTATAAAGAGATTACTGAGTAAATCTTGAATATATATTGACTAGAGGTATCAAATGTTTAATCTAGGAGAACAAGAAGTTGTTAGAGGAACTATCCCATCTAATGAAATTTTAGCTGGTATTAGACGAAAATCAAATAGTAAACGTCTTGGTCTTAAATTTCCTTTTGAAAATACACTGAATGGTTACTTCTCTAAGATGGCAGATACCTCCGTCGTAAAGTCTAATCTTAGACAGTTAATAATGACAGAGCCAGGAGAGAGGTTAATGCTACCTGATTACGGGTGTCCTCTGAAATCTTTGCTATTCTTGCCTCTAGATGATGACCTTATCTCTGAAATGAGAGAGAGAATTTTTTTCTCAGTAAACACTTATTTACCGACTGTAGAAATTTTAAGATTAGATGTTGAAGCATTAGATGAGTTTGCATCTAACGGCGTGCCTACTATTAAAATTACTTTAGTATGTAAGATTCGAGACTCTATTGATTCTATCTTTGATGTGAGTGTAGTATTATGAACTTTGATGGAACAGTCGGCTCAGATTTCCTAAAAGCCGTAAGATACCCAGAAGAACGAAAGCAAAGTCTCATAGACTTCGCTGGCTCAGACTTCACTACTCTTAGGCTAAATTTAATTGATTATATCAAAGCAGTTTACCCATTAGATTATAACAATTTTGTTGAATCTGATTTAGGTATGATGCTCGTAGATTTAGTCGCTTATGTCGGGGCTATGACCTCTATGAAAGCAGACTACTTAGCTAATGAGAACTATTTGAGGACAGCAAAGAATAGAAATAATGTTAAAAAACTATTAGAACTCATAGGGATTCGATTAAAGGGACCAATAGCAGCAGCGGCTAACGCGACAATCTCCTTTGAGGAGTCTCCTTATGCTCAAGCGGATGATGTCTTAGTAATAAATTTTGCAGACAGAATTGTCCAAATAGCTTCTCCAGAAGATGGAGCACCACTTACATACACGCTCTATAAAGTTACTAATGGCCTAGTTGATCTACCAAACGCTGAAGCCTCAATAACTCTAACTGAATCAGAGGGCGTAGGTTTTGATTATGATAATCCAGGGTCTGTGGTTATTCATGATAACTTAGTATTACTGGAAGGTGCTTTGGTTAGAAAAACTGGGACTTTTGGAAGCTTCACAGGCATAAAAACTGTAGCCCTGGATAGCAGCCCAGTCATAGAAGGGTCCATTGAAGTATTTATCAATGGCACTAACCAAACCAGTGGAGTCTATAGCAGAGTAGATAACATATACTTCGCCTCGGGCGGAGATGCTAAAATCTTCCAAGTTATCTCTGACGATGATTTTAAAGCCACTGTAGTGTTTGGCGATAACCTGATCGGGAGATCCCCAGCCCCAGGTGATAGCTATGTCATAACGTATCGAGTTGGTGGAGGGACAAGAGGTAACATTAATAAAGAAATCATCAATGCTCCTATACAACTAACTAATACAACTCAATCAACTACATCCAATGGAACACTAGAGAACTCTAGTAAAGCGACGGGAGGCTCTGACGCAGAAACAGTAGAGCACGCTAAGAAGTATGGACCGTTATCCTTCCGAAGACAGGATAGAGTAGTTACTCTACATGATTTTGATTCTTTTGTGAATAGCTTTATTTCTTCGTATGGCTCCATTGGTAAATCTGTTGCAGCCACGAGACGAGCTTATTCCTCTGCAAATATTATTGACGTTTATGTATTAGAGAAAGCATCTGATTTGCAAATGAGAAAAGCAACTCCAACTTTTAAGAAAGAACTAATAGATGCTATAGAACCAAAAAAGATGTTGACAGACGAGATAGTTGTAGTTGATGGTTTGATAAGAACCTTAGACTTAGTGGTGACCGCTAGAATAGATAGGGAGCTTAGAGAGAACTCTGAGATTATTAAACTAAAAATTAGAGACGCCATACTATCTTACTTTAATGTTGACAACAGAAGTTTTGGTCAATCATTTGAACCTGCTGACTTAGCTAGAGTTGTATTTCAAATACCTGAAGTAATATTCGCTTCGGTAGACAATTACCCAGAAACTGTCCTCATTGATTTCAATGAGATAATTCAGTTAAATAATCTAACCATTAACCTAGTGAGAGTTTGATGACATCACAAAGATTTACTACAAAGAAAAGAAAGTTTTTTAACAGAAACTTCTCAGATGTAATTCAATTCTTTTTACCTGAGCAATATATCCAAGCAGATTTGGAGAGTTCAGGTGTAGTTGTAGATCCAACTTTAGATATTATTAAATCTCATGTAGATATTGCTAATAATATTAATTCTATTAGACCTCTAGATCCTGGCGAAGATTTTGATTCATTAGATACTTTTGACGGTATTTTGCCGTTTTTTATTAAACAGAATAATTTCACACAAATTTCATCAGAGGAATTTGATAGACATATCCTGAATCCATTAGGATATTCTTTTAAAGATTTTAACGGAGCTGTAGAATTTAGATCGGCTTTACAGAATAATATAATACCAAAAATTCAAACGAATTACGCACAAGATATTTTTAGTGGAGCATCTGGTGTTGATGAGTTAACTTATAGAATAGGCTGGTTCTACTTCTTAGCTGGCAGTTCTACTTACTCTTATCAACCATCATCAATTGTAGTCGATTATTTTGTGGATAATCTCTACAAAGGAAATTCTTTAGATATTGCTGACGGCATCAATGCTCTTACAACTTTTATCTGGCACAATCAGAGCAGTCTATCTAATTACATCCCTAGTAACTTTCTTTCTGGGTCAGATACCTATACAAGCGGCACACAAAACTTAGAAAAACTAAAAACCTATAACTCCATAATTTACTCTAGAGATTACCTGAACTTAGGTGACACTAAAGTAAAAGATGCCTTTGAACTGTTTGATCAGACACAAGAATACTATCAAGACACCGTATCAAACGGTCCGTTCTGGAGACTTGTCAAGGCTTATTCTTACGCCTTCGCTGATAGACAAAATGAAGTTAACCAGATAGAGACCCTCTACGATTTAGAGCAATGCCCGGACGACTTACTCCCAGAACTAGCAAAACTTATAGGCTGGGAGCTTATTGGCTACGATCCCAAAAAATGGAGATTGCAACTTGCTAATGCGGTTTCTGTCTATAAAGCCGCAGGCACGAAGAAAAGTATTACCACAGCAGTAAATAGCGTCTTCACCCCAGGAGTAGTCGATGTTTCTGGAAGTATTCAAGAGCTTTGGGAATCATATATTCCATTCTTAATTTTGTATAGTCTAGCTACGGAATCAATCCACTTCAAAGACTATTCTACCTGGACTCCTGACAAAGCAACGCAGTTAGGTTTATTTGATTATGATTACACTAATTTTGAGAATAACATAAGACTAGCTGTAGACAAAATTTTATTAGTTTTATTTAATGAGTTTCCTAATCTTTTTAGATTAGCAGGAAAGCCATTTCCTATAGATTCATCATCATTTGTATTTAATTACAGGAATGTTGATTATCCTATCCCTCCATTTGAAGAAATTCCATACTACTTAAGTTGTGATGTTAGTAAGCCATTTTTGCTAAGGCTAGCAGATCTGTTAGTTTGTTTTGGCGTTCCCGAAGAATTTGCCCTAAAGGTAACTGATTATATTGATGTTAATACGATCTCTACTGTAGACGAAGCATATCAAGATTACTCAGAAAATAATGGATGGTTATTTTTTACATTAACTCACCAACAAGCTCCTAACTGGAGTTCAATAGTCATTGATCCTAGAAACAAGAGAGAGAATTACTTATCACTATGGAATGGAAAGTCTTCTCATTATAAATTAAATTTTGAGGCTGAGTCATTTAATTTCTCAAAAGATACTTTTGAAGTTGATTCTAGACTAGCAATACTTGTAGCCAATCGACTAGCTGACATCTTCTCTCCGGCCAAGGCTGTAAAAGATTCTTCTGTATTGTTACGAGATACAGATTTCTACAATAGTATCGACCAAATTAACCCAGACATTTACTTAGACAAAGGAGATGAATTATCAGGTGATTTGTCTGCTGTAGTGTTATCCAATAGCGAAGAATCAGCTATGGATATTTTGGGAACACTTGTAGAGTTTAGTGGAGGAAGATTTACATACTCTTCAATAGTAAATACTGAATTATCTTCTACCGCAACCATAGTCTCATTAAGAAATAGTTACAGAAGAAGAGGCTTACATAATAAGCTGAATATTGCTGGGTATTATGATAGAACTGGATTTAATCAGCCATCTTTCAATGAGATGTTACCAGAGAAACGTGGAGGGATAACTTATAAATTATCTTCATACAATTACTACAATAATCCTTTCCTACCTCTTAACCCACTTAAAGGATACGCACCGGACGATGACCAGTATGGTTTTGTAAAGGCTCTGTTGCCAAGAACAGTAGAAAGGGTTTATCTACCAATGGCTAGTGCCTATGGCGGAGGAGGCTCAACTGCTAACTTTGATTTCACTCAAATAAATAGACTCTTAAATGAGGTTTCTGGTAGAAGTTGTCAATCTATTCTCAAATTTTATGTCGATCATCCTAATTATATTAACTTAGAAACTAAGGAAGTTTACGACGAAGTAGATGCAGTAACTAGAAGGCGTAGATATTATGGGTTACCTGCATTCCTAGAGAATCAAGGGATAGGTAAACAAAGTTACCTTGTTCCTCTTAGGAATGGGGTAGAGTATGGCTTATCAGGTTATGAGACAGGACTACCACTAAATAGTGCTATTTCTGGTATATCTGTAGACTATTCTAACACGTTATTCTTGAGTGCGTGCTCTGCATTAATTATGGAGCTAGGTAGTGTTTACGATGGAGATCCGAGAATCGCACACATTGAAGTCGGATTCTTAGGTCACGAGGGCAATTGGTCTAATGCTTTAGCTTATGACCATAGTGTAGATCGTTATACCTTCTCAAGAAAAGCTCCTGTGGAGTCTATAAATTTATTAGTTAGTGCGTTTGACGAAGCTTTTGATATAACAAAAATTTCTGGTAGATATCTTGATACCTTAGACAATGAGCTAGAAACTACAAATAGATTATTGCCTATTAGGCCAACAGCATTAACTTCTGTAGATATTGATGTAGGTCTTAATGACACTAACTTTACTAAGACTACTTTAGGTCGTGGCTCTGGCTACACACAAGTTCAACAATCATTTTACGGAGTCGCTGATAACTACCTGACAAAAATGAGGGTAGCAGAAATAGATCCGATTGAAACACGCTTTTGGAATGTTTTTAGAACTAGAGGAGCCTCTTTAACTTACCAAGATTTAGGAGAGTCATTACTTTCTTTCAGACCAAGTATTATCTCCTTCGATGATGGTTACAAGGAGCTAGATAGAATACGTCGGTTACCTCAATATGCTAATCCGATTCTTTATCAAAGACAGCTAGAATCAACTATCGCCATGGGATATAACTTCCATGTATCCCTTTCTTATCTACCAAATGTTGTTTTTGAAGATGAACGCTTCTATGTTAGCCTTACTGTAGAGAACAATGGAGTAGCACCATTTTACTATAACTGGCCGATGATCCTAACGTTCACTGATGGATCAACCTTCCTAGATATGCAGACACCGTGGGACATTCGGCAAGCTACACCAGGAACTAAAATCTATTTCTACTTTGTCCCAGCGAACCAAATAAAAGCTAATTTTTCAACGCCTTCAGAACTTACGGTGTTGTTAAGTATTCAAAAACCAGCAAACTTTATTCAACCCATTCAATTTGCAAACGAAGAACAAATTCTTGGAACGCCTTACGTTTCTTTAGGGTCTTTCAGTTATCAGAATAGATTAGAGTTTGAAACCTCTGGTCTTAATGAGTTC